CTGCACCTTTTCTGCCTTTATACATATCATCATATATATCTTGAGTTTTCTTTGCTGCTTTTTTTAAAGATGCTAATTTATTAGGTGACATATTTTCAAAAGGGTCTTTAAGTAAACTAGGGTCTCTTGCTAAACCTACTTTAAGTTCTCTCTGAACTTTAGGAGATAATTGTAAAAATTGGTCTACTTGAGTTACTGCACCTTTTGGAGTAGAAACTCTTGAATCTCCTTTTGTTAAAACTGATGGTTTAGGCGTTGGAAAAGCTCCAGTAAATTTTGTAGTATCGGTTTTTCTACTTGGTGTAACTTCATCAAAAGGTTCTACATATCCCATAGTAGTAGTAGTTTTGGGTTTTTGGTCTCCACCTTTTATTTCATCTCCTACTTTAGTAAGTCTATCATCTTTAGGGTCGGCAAATTTAGTACCGCCACCTGTTTTATATCCTAGCTCTGTTGCCCATGCATCATATCTTTCTTTTCCCTTTTGCCCTAATGCGTTATATTCTTTTGTAGATACAGTAGAACCATGCCAACCTGTATTAAAACTAGCTGACATATGTTTAGCAAAGTCTGCTGCACTTTTATATGAAACAGTTCCTTGTTCTGTTAATGCAGCAGAACCATTATTATTCATAGCTAAACCACTATTGTGATATACACCATTAGTTGCTATGTCTACATCTCCTGCACCTGTTCCAAACTTAAATGTTGGAGTAGCACCAAACATAGCAGTAGCATTTCTTATATCTGTATCAAAAGCTTTTTGTGAATTTTCTTCTAACACTTCTTGTGGAGTTATACCTTCAAATGCTCGTTCTTCATCAAGAGCTTCTGCAGGAGTTAATGTTTCAGGTTTATCTCTACCTGTTAAGCTACTTATAATAGTTCCACCAATAGCTGCTATAGGATTAATTAAAGCACCTACTGCTGTAGCTAAACCTTTGCCTACTCCCGCTTCTCTTCTTTGTGCGGCTTTAGCTAAATCAGATACCGCTGTAGATTTAATACCTACACTATCATCTCCAGTATCTTGCGTAGTAGCACTTCTAGCACGAACATCAGTTACTGTCTGCTCTTGTTCTTTTTCTTTTTCAGCAACAGGTTCAGGTTTATAACCTGCTGGAATAGGATATATAGGTTGCTCATTAACAAAAGGTATATATAGTTTTTCACCTGCATCATTTATATATACACGTGTTTCTGATTGTTGCTGTTGTCCAAATGGTGTACCTATAGCTTGTTCAAACGTATAAGGTACTTTAGGCATTACTTGAGAAGACGCATACACAGGTGCTTTTGGCGTTTGTACAGTAACAGGCTGTGCAACTTGTTGTGGTTGTGTTTGAGCAGGGGCAGCAAACATAGATGGTTTAGTAAGTTGTGTTGTAGGTCCTTGTATATTAACACCCGGAACTACACCACCTTCTGCCATTTGTTTAAAAGGTACACCGTCAGGTATGGTAGCTTGGTCAGAATTACCCATTTGACCCATTTGTTCCATCTTTTGTAAACCTTGTTTAGCTTGGTCTCTAATACCCATAATTTTTTCTAAGCCATGATATCTTACAACATCCGCAGGTAACACAAATTCACCTTCGCTTAGTTGAGCAGGTATATCATCTCTTACTTCTTCTTGAGTAGAGCCAATAGGTACGGGGTTATTTGATACAGGGTCTTTAGTTTTTCCTTGGTCTTTTAAACCGCCATCTTCAAACAATTCCATTTGGTCGCTTACAGGTTTTTTAGCCATCGTTTTTATTTACCTCGTCTCTTAAATATTTTAATCTTCTCAATGCTGCTATTGCACCTTGCGTTCTATACATAACAACTGTATCTTCTGTTTGCTCTATAGCTTTATGATGCTGTTCTATTAAAGCATCTAAATACTTATTGAGTTGGTGCTGGTGGCTGACTAGGGGTTTGAGGTTGCCCAGTATTTGCTTGTCCATTTCCACTAAATCCTTGTTCATTCGGTTGCGGCACTTGACCTGTTCCTATTGTTCCTCCCCCTGCTCCTGTGGAGTCCATTGGATTTGCACCTGCTGGAGCTTGACCTTGAGGTGGTGGAGGTCCTTGAAACTGTTTAAGTAACTCCGCTTGTAAAACAGCTTCATCCATATTGTTAGTAACCTTTGATGGGTCTAAATCCATAGCTTTTGCTATTTCTCTAATTATATAATTAAACTTAGCAAACGGAGCAAGGGCAGGATTAGATGCAGTTTGTAAAAATTGCATTAGTCTTTGGCTACGGACTTCGTTTGCCATTAGGCTTTCCGTTCCTCTAGCATGAACTTCTAAATCACCTCTTATTTCTGGGTTAAAATTAAATTGCATATTAAATCTAAACAATCCTTCACCTAAAGGCTTAAGTAAATAATCATCTACATTTTTAATAACAGTTTTAATACTGCCACTTGCTGCGTTCATTAACATAGATATGCCTGATGCAGTTCTTCCTACACCGGATACTCCTGTTTGTCCATGAGAGAATGATGGTAATCCTGTACTCTCATCTGCTAGTTGTCTAGCTTTATCAAACAATTGTAAGTTTTCATTTGATACATTTGGAAACTTCGTACCGAAGATAGCTTGACCCGGTGCACCACCTTGCCTTCTAAATACTTTACCCGGATATACAGATAAGTCTTGTCCCGGAACTAAGTTTGTTTCATCCACCTCTATAAGTAAATTACCTGATAACACCGCATTATCAACAGCCATTCTCATAAAACCATTCATCAATGTTTGTGTGTCATCCATATTTTCTGCTAATCCAATTCCAAAAAAAGAATATGGATTTAATTCATAAGGTGCAGCCATGTATGGTATCTTAGCAGGTTTAAATGGGTTAAGTACAACTCTAAGTAATCTACCCCCAGAAACCCACACATTAACTTGTAGCTCTTCAAAGTCTTTTAATTCTTTGGGAATATCAACCCCTTGGTCTTCAAGCATTTCGGTATCTAACATACCCCAGTATTCAAGAACTTCAAAACGTTCTACATAGCTATCTTGATTATAATCTATTAAGTCATCTTCCCAATATTTTTTTGTATAGTTTTCTCCTTCTGATATTACCTCTTCTATAACGTTATCTCTAAAGTAAGGTCTTCGTTTTAAAGCACGTAGCTCAGAGCGTGACATTTTGTGTCGTTCTATTATGTATTGTGCTTGTTCAATATTAGTACTATCAGGGTCAGGATAAAAGTTCCAAACGGAAACATGGCTGACTTGAGGAATTGTTTTAAATACAGGAGAATACTCCCCTTCTTCATCCCAGTTTGGGTATTCTTTGTCAACAGCAAAAGGTCCTTTCATTACCCCTGTACCAAACAACGCCATTTCAAAAGCTGTACTTCTAAGATGTTTGTTGGCATGAGATTCTTGCAGTTGGTCCATGATTTGTTTTTCCATAGACTTAGCTGCAATCATTGCAGGACTATATGTTATCGCTGTAGGAGTTTGTCCACTGCCTTCTTTAAGATTTTCAACGTCTTCAAGCTTTTCCCCCAAAGGACCAAGCATATCTTGCAAGCTTTTAGCTGTAGCTCCTTTAGGAAGCTCTTTGCCATCTCCCATAAAACCGTAAGGAGAAACCACATCTCCGCTGTCATTTTGATTACGTAATTCTTGAGGTTCTTTAGGGTCGAAACTAACATCTTTAGCAATTCCTTCTGGTAACTCTGTTGGCTCTATGCTTATAGGAAATTTATTTCCCGCAAATAATACATCAGCAATCTGTCCATAAGCGGCTAATGTTTTTGTTTTAGTTATTTTAATAAATACTCTAGACTTTTCGGCTTCCGTAAACTGAACATCAGGTCCATATATACCTCTATAATTTCTATAGGCACGAACCCATCTTGTTTCATCATCATATCTGTAGTCTTCTGATTTTTTAAACTGTGACATAACATGACTAGCAATACCTTTTACTTCTACATCAGTTACATCAGAATCTTTAGAGTCCTCTAATGCAATCGCATCATCTTCTAAATTTATTTCGTCTTCAGCCATATTAATATCCAAACGTTGAATCTGCTACAGGCATACTACTAGAAGGTCTGCCATGTGGGTCGTAATCAAATATACTAAATCTTGGTCGTGACATTATACCATATCTTAATGCATCATACAAGTGGTCTTCGGCTCTAGTATCTACGTCTTCGGGATTTTTTTTATCCAAAGGTATAGAAGGTAATTGCGAAACCGTATTAGTACACGTATTAAAAAACACTATTCTAGGTTCTTCTGTATATTCGTCTACTTGCAAACGTCTATGTATCTCATTCTTACCTGATACACGACTACCTTTACTTCTATCAGAAGGTCTCCAACGACACCCTCTCTGTATCATTTGTTCCGCAAGAGAAGGACCAGTATCACCACGTTTGTGCCAAAGGCTACTGTCAAGAACACCGTACTTAATATTTCCATCTTCTGCTTCCAATTCATTTATCATATCTGCCAAATCTGTGGCAAGGACTTTGCTAACATAGAGTTCTCTATAAACAATAAGTTGTTCAGATGGTGAGACAGCAAACCATAACACCCCACTATAAGAACCATACCCATAATCACAAGCCCTAAATTTGACCCAATTACTAGGGATGTGAAAAGGCTCAACAACGTGAATATCACGATTGAACTCCGTAAAAGCGGCACCTTCTTTAATATCCCAATCGCCTTCAAGTAATTGCCTACGCTGTTGCTCTGGGAGTGATAGCAACATTGCTTCGTAATCACCTTCTCTAGATAAATACGGATTGTCAAGTAATCTTGCAGGGATAAATTTCCTTTTAAATAACGATTGTCCAGCTTTGCTATGTCCTGCTGGATACTTAAGTATTTCCCCGGTCTCAATATCTGTTGCATCAAATGTCTTTCCATATGGTGCGGGGTCAATAAACATTTTTTTGACCCAACCATGACCCGGACCTCCCGGGTTTGTGGTTGCCCTCATATAGATTGGCAAATCTGATGATGCTGTTCTTAAACGTGAACGCATGTAATTCCATGAAAATGGAGTTGCCCACTGCGTTAACTCGTCAAACCCTATCCAACTAAATGCCAATCCTTGATATCTTAATACGTCATCATCTCTGTCAAGGTATGACATCCACAATCTAGCACCTGATGGTGCTACCCATTGCATCTTTCTTTCTGACCATTTTATACCCTTCCAAATCTTAGGATATAATTCTTGTGACTTCCATACTAATTCTCTAAGTTCTTCTGTTGTATGTCTTAATAATAAACCACTAAACGATGGATGACCCATATATCTTAAAGGGTCTGCAAGCATAGCATATGATTTACCACCACCTGCACTACCTCCATATAATACTTCTCTTTCATTTGCCGCAAGAAACTCTGTCTGTGGTCCTGCATTTGGTTTAAAGATTACATTAAGAGATTCTTCTTCTAATCTTTCTACTTCAACTATACTAGGTTTTTGAACCGAGTCTTTCTTCTTCAATGGCTTTCGCCTTTTCGATTGCTTTCTGGGCGTACTCAGACCATTTTCTGAGAGTTCTAGCTTGGTTCTTACGTTGTTGCTCATGCATTAACCTTTTTCTTAATCCTACGTGAGATATTTCTCTACCTGTTTTTTGAGTAACCCAATTAGCAACTTGCCTATAGGAATACTGTCTTACATACTTTCTAGCCATTTCAATAGCTTCAAGTTCAAAGGGTATTGGATTAAGTACGTCAGGGTCTTCTTTATCTTTTTCATATCCAAAAGGTATTATTCGTGATATACGTGGTATCTTAGACCACTCTTTACCTTCTTCATCCTTTATGTCTGTAGGTTGTGGTAACTTCCACTTACCTAAACTTCTTACTGTCATTCTACTCTTTATTTTTAGGAGGTAATATCATAACACCACCTGATGCCTCTACTTGTACCTTCTCGGTCTTAATTAAACCTACTCTGTCTAGCAGTTCTTTGCTTGCTGAGAGCTTATCTCGTATGCCAAGCTGGGTAGGGTCATCTACACCACTTACCATAGCCACAGCGGCTTTAGGTGCGTTTCTACCCATATATAATTGTGTAGCTTCCATAATCTCTTCTTTGAGAGATTTTATTATATCTGTTGTACTAGATGTTTCAGAATATCCTGCAAGCACTTTAGCCTGTGCGACATCTCCACCTGCACCATCAAATAGTACATCAAGAAACTTTTGTTGTCTTTCGGTTAGTTGTCTACTCATACGGGTGGGTTCTCTCTATGATGCTGCCTATCCACGATTGCTATTAGACGTTTTGCTCTATTGGGAGTCTGTTTAAACCAACGAGAATCTTCCATTTCGTCTGCCATTTTATGCCAATCTAAATCTTCTACGGCGGCAATCATATTCTTAAATTTAGATAGGCGAGGTCTACCTAATTGAAAACACATATTGGCTAATACATGTTGTATATCTTCAGGTAGATTATCGAATTGCGAAAACAATAGGTTACAATCTTTTATAGTTGTTTCTATGTCTTTCGCAAACCAATCATCCACTTGTTCATGTGGAATCCTTGTTCCTATGGGTTTTTCATAATACTCTTCATCCCATTCTGTAATCAGATGTCCAATACCCCCTGTAGGGTATCCTTCTGAACATTTATATATTTCGTACTTAACGCCTTCATCGTCTGCTATTTCATCTTGTAGTTTTATTAAGTTCATTGTCTTCCTTTACATGCACAAGTCTTGATACTTGGTTGTGTGTAGTCTATGCTTAGATAAGTCTCCGCTAGAATGTATAAATAAGTTTTTAAACCAAGCAAACATTATTTTTTCCTCATAATCTTCATAGCCTGACCTGCACCCTTAATACCAAACGATGCACTAATTGCTATAAACAAAAGATATTGATACCACTCAGGAAGTGTATTCAATACCTCAAACCCTGTTCTTACATATTCTGTCATGCTAGGAATGAACACTAGTATAGCAGGTAAAAGTAAAACTGTCAAGGCAAATTCGTCTTTCCATGAATTATCTGTGGCATCTGCCATAGACTTTTCCCATTCAACTTCGCCTGTTGCTACCTTCTCAGCTACAACTGCTTTAGCTTTAGCTTGTGCTACCTTTGCCTGTCCTTCAGCTTTAACCTTCTCAACCTTGCTGTCCATCCAAGAACTAGCGAGATTTGCGATTGGTCCTATCAACGCTGTTAACATTACTATCTCCTTTATGTTCGTGACCCATCCAAATACCAAAGACACCTGTCATCACACCCATAACTACTGACACGAAAGCTGACTGAGCCGCTGTTGGTGCATCAAGTTCCATAAACCATTCTGCACATCTCCATGACATTACTGTGCTTGCAAGCATCATACATCTAGGAAGTATTTTCCATTCTAAGAATTGTTCAACGGTTACCACTAAAGTCTTTCCTGCCTAATTCTTTGTTTTGCTTGCCACTGTCTCAGAGCCTTTACGTGTTTTAGCATTAGATAGTTTCCTACCTTCTGGAAGGGCTTCGCTAAAGCGAGATAAAATTCGTATTTTTTCATCTAAATCTCGCCGTTTTTGTAGCAATCTTTTTGGGCTGTTTAGATACCTGTCTACCTGCTCTAGTTGCTTTTCGTTTAGCAGCCGTACTGGCGGCGTATTCACTGGAAGAAAGAGCCTTAATTGCTTTTTCAGGTAGATAACGTTCACCTGTTGCTTTACTCCCTTGTGTACTAGGCTTCCCACTTTTAGTTCGCCACTTTTGTTTTGTCCAATTTGCTAGAGATTTTTGTGGTGCTCTCATATGCTTCCTTTATTTGTTCTATTGTTCTAAAGCATCCTGTACAGACATTTCCTTGTAACTTACAGATGCCTACACAAGGACTCAAAACTTTCCTACCCATTTACCTGCAGCCCACGCTAACAGTCCTGCAAAGAATATAACAACTATAAATGCTATTCCGTAGCCTACATATTCCATTAGTTCTTGTTGACGCTTCTCTGCCATCTTTTCTTGATAGCGTCTAGACTTACGTGCTTCAGCTTGGAAGGCTTGCCAATCTTGCCATAATCCGGGTCTGCCTAGATATATCATCATCTTCTTGAGTTCTTCTTCTTTTTCTTTTATCTGCTCAAGAGCCATGAACTCTTCTAAGTCTGTACCTCCTACACCTTTAGCTTTCTTTTTCTTTAGGTTCTTTTCTATTGCTTCTTTAGAGAATACGAAATCGCTTATATGTTTTGCACACCCACTCAGTTCTTTACCGTTGGACACAAATTGTTTTATGACGCTGAAAGCAGCGTTAGCTGCGGCTAGTTCTGCTAACATTTTATTTTTTCCTTATAGGTTTACAGTATGCTGTTATCTCTAAATTAGCTCCTTCCTTTTGTGGTATTGAAGGTTGGTTGTGCAGTCTCTCTGCAAAGTATAAACATCTATCTATATCTTGGAAGGTTTGTGTTTGGTCTACTACTCTTAATCCCATCATAAACACAAGCACAAACTCAATCATTTATTTATACAGGTACTCCTTGTACCTCCTCATTCTTTTTTTCTATGTGACATTCACAATTACATTCTTCGCAGTCACATTCGTAACATTCGCATGTATCACACTTTTCTTTTATCATTTTCGTGTTTCTTTCTTAATTGCTCTTTTGCTATTCTTGCAAGTCTTGCTTGCTCTTTCTTCCCAGATACTTTGGCTCGTTGTTCAAGGACTGTAAGTATCTGTATCTTTCTCGCAAACGGTTTATTAATTCTCTTAACTTTTGCAATGGTTGCTTTGGCATCTGCGACTGTGGCAAACTTGATACTAACTGTGTCTTTAGGATTTTCATCCGTATACAGTCTTCTGTCACTGCCCTTTGGTTTTTTACCTGTGCCAACTTTAGGGTCTGCCTTCTTCTTCTTCATCAGCTTCTATATCCACCGCCTTTAGCTTTATATTGTTTGGCAAGCATTTGGGCTTTTCTTGCAGACCATTGACCGGGTGCACCGCCTGAACCACCCGACTTGATTTGGCTAAATAATCGCTTACGCATGGATGGTTTAGTATAATTCCCAGCACTGTTTACTGTACTCCCGCCTTTACTTAACTTAATTTTAGATAAAGCCTTTGCCTGACCTGCATGTGCTTTACTAGCTTTCTTTAATTTACTTGCTACTTTTTTTATTGTTGCTTTTGCTTTTTTTATTGCCATCTCTATCCTCATAAAGATTATTAAATGTAGTATATGGGTCTAAGTAAGACTCATGTGACTCTGCTGAGTGTGTCCACTGTGATGGTGTAAAATCAGGAGCACCTTCACCTGTAACCCATAAAGCAGGACTTGTGGCTCTTACTCTGTTATTCGGTAAGGCTACAATGTTACCTGTCCATTTACCTGCATCAATCAAATACATTACGTGTGATTGTTTATGCTGTGCAGGGTCATCTGCTATATCACTGTCAGTATAGTCCACTGTAAACATATACTTAGCTTTGTAGAACTCATTGTCTATCTTACACAGCCATGGACTAGAACTTACTCTGTCCATTACTATAACACTATGATGCCTAGACTCACAATCCCAAGGTTGACACAAGTGGTCTTCCATTGGCTCTGCCCATTCATCTACAGGTATATCAGCTACAAGTGCTTGTATTGGCATCCTAGCCCACATAGCACCACCATGTACATTATCTTCTTCAGTACTTCCAGTAAAGACTACCTGAAAACTTAATGACCTGTCAGGTATGGTATTCACGGCAAACGCTAATGCGTGGAGATATTCTCCGTGGTAGTCCAGATGATTACATGTGAACTCCCTACGTACCCAACATTTAAAATGTGGTACGTTACTTATCAGATAAGACATTACTTCTTTTTAGCAGCTCCACCCTTAGCCATGTACTTAGTCTTTTTAGTTGCACCACCCTTAGCCATGTACTTAGTTTTCTTAGCCATACCACCTTTAGCTGCTGTCATTTTTTTAGTAGTCATGGTTGTTTTCTTTTTGTTTGTCATGCCTTTTGGTTTTGGCATAACTTTAACAAATAAGTCTCTAATTACCTTTTGTTTTTCTTCACCCTTTAGACCTTTAGTTGCATCTTTGATAATCTGTTTCATTATCTGTGCATCAGTCATTCCTTTTTTCGCATCCATAGCCATTATTTTGTTCCTTTCTTAGGTTTACCCATGCCTATCATTATTACAAGTCCACCCTTACGGTAGTCCATACTTCCTGTTTTCTTTTTCTTAGCTATTCCACCACCATACATGTAACCCATCTTGTTACGTACAGTAGTAGGTAGTTTCTTTAATCCTGTTTGATTAGGCTTAGGCGTAGCTAATCCACCTTTATTTAAAAGATTTGCGTCTCGTAAAGTACGAATAGGTACTTGACCTTTTAGTTTCTTCTGCATATCTTTAATAGCATTTTGTAGTAGCTGTCCTTTTTCTCCTTTTTTATCTGAGGCAGATAAATTATCATACAGCTTCTTTTTCTTTTGTACTTGTTCAGCTAAGGCTTTTGCTTTACCTTTAATAGCAGCCATAAATGCCATAGAAGAAGGTCCACTTACTGCACCTTGTGCTTTTAGTTCTTTTTGTGTCATAGGTGCAGTTTTAAGAGCATCTTTACTTTCATCACCTCTTACAATTTTATTTACGCCTCCACCTGACTTTTGGTTTTTGTTAACGTTTAATTGTCTTTTCTGTTCTTTTTTTAAAGTTTCAGTAACTTTTTTGTTATCTGTTTTTTTACGTGCATCTTTAAAATTTGTTTTTCTATCGGATGAATGACCCTGAACTAATTTTGCTTCTTTTTTTAACTCTTTAAGAGTCTTTGCTTCTAACTCTTTTTTCTTCTTGCTAGTTTTTTTACCTAAAGCTTTTAATATATTAGCGGCTAATTTTGCTTTTGCACTCATGTGATTGCTCCTTTTGCTCTTTTCTTTACGGCTGCTTTTTTAACATCCTTATAATCTCTACGTGTTTTACCTTGTAACATATTCATGTAATCACGTAAGGTTAGACCTGATTTTCTTAACTGCTCTTTAGTTACTATAGGTGTTTTCTTTTTAGTGGTTGTGCTTTTCTTTTTATTCATTAGCTTTTTAGTAGCGTCACTTTTTAACTTAGAGTATTTGTTTGCGTCATTTTGAGAAGACTTGACACCTTTTTCATTTTTAGCTATTTTAGACATTTGAGTTTTATATTTATCGGACATCGTTTTTGTTTTAGTTGATGTTGTTTTTTTCTTTGGTTTAATTTTAGTCTTAGAACCTGCAATGTACGTATTAAATATATCTTTAAAATTCATTCCAGATAGTATGCTTTTCTTTTCCTTTATATTTTTTACAGTAGTAGGATTTTTTGAACCACTGCTTTTACTACCTGTTCCTAGCTTAGAACTTTTAGGCTTAGTCAAGCTTGATTTTTTTTTAGTTGTTTCTTTTTTAGACTTAGGTTGCACTAAATCTTTTTTTAATCTTTGTTTATATTTTTTTATAACGTCTTCAGACATAGTATTACTCCTACCATTTTACCTTATGCGACCAGTACTTCGCTGATAACTTTGAAGTTGGTTTGCCTTGAGCATTATGTCTAGCATAATAACTCTTCTTACGTGCCTTATCCTTCGCTGTGGTAGGATTTTTACCAGCACCTTTAACGCCTTGCTGACCAAAGCGTATTAATCTAATTTTATCGCCTTCCTTGGCTAATACGGCATGTGACTTCTTAGGATGTTTAGGGGTACGTTTAGGTTTGTTATAACCTGAAAACTTCTCACCTGATTTTTCTACAGTCATACGCCTTGTCCTTTATTATCACATTTGTACCGAAGAGCAACATACTCAGGCATCCACTCAGGTAACTCTACAGCTATCTGATATGCTCTCTTTACGCACTGTGATTCTTTTTGGTATGGTCCTTGTGTATCTTGTAATGTCTGACAGTTCGTTGGGTCTTTCAACATACAAATAAATACAAATGCTTCAAACATCATTTAACATCCCTTCTGCCTTCATTGCAGTCTCTACATGTTTCAGAGTGTATCGCACTCCAGTGTCGGCTTCAATAGCAGCACGTACATAAAATACGGAACTATGGGGAATGTGCAATTCTTTTAGTTTGTTATTACGGATAGCATCATAAAATGCTTCTAACATATTCTCTGGTGTATATAGTTTTACTGATTTTCGTTTCATTGTCAAGCAACTTTTTATTTATTACGGATATATTTATTAGGGAGGATTACTTATGTGTACATTTAAGTGTTACATATAAGTGAATTTAACAAGAATAAGTAATAAACATTTAAGTGTTACATTATAAGTGTGTGTTGATTATGCCCTAAGTTATACCATCAATCACGATACTTGTCAACCCCAATTATTTTTAGGCATGTACGATTATAACATGCGTGTGATATAAATGCAACACTTATTTGTGTGTGCTTGTGTGTATATGTTTGTACAGTTTCTATTGTAGTTAACACTTAGTTTTCCTAATCTGTGTATTTCTGTATATATATATAACCCCTACCCCCCACTGACCCCTGCCGAGGGCTAGGGATTGGCTAGAGTTCTCATCTCAAAGAGTCTTTTCTGATAGAATTGAAGACTTCTTCCCAAGCTCTATATGCTAAAGCATATAAAATGTAGTAAAATCAAGTACTTATTCTAAGTAAACAACTCATTTACTATCAGTTTCCTATTCATCTTCGATGAGAAGTGTGACATTTTTGCAACAAGAGGTAGTACGGAGTGGAGGAGTATGGCTTTTTTACTACCCTAGTGGTAGTAAGTTAAGTGTCCAATGTTGGACTGTTGAAGTCTTCTTAAAAAAACAATGTCGATACTTACTTCGACAAAGTCTATTGATGGCTTGACAAACCGAAACCATTTAGTTATATATTAAATTTAAAGCACCTTGAGTTCTTACGAAAGGTGTTTAAATTTAATTAATATAACTTAGGAGAAAACATATGACTAACATTTCAACACTTCAGTCAATCGGTTCAAACTTAACTAAAATCTACAACAAAGAGCAAAAGGCTTTGAAAGTGAAAACTACAAAGATGGTTTTCAGCAAGGAGAGTTTTGACTTTGAGCTTGGAAAGCTACAGTCTGAAATCTTAACCATTGAAAATGTTAAGATTATTAGTAAGGCTTTAGCCTTAAAGTATGGAATTAATTCCATCGATAGAAGAAGAAAAAGCGAAGCTTTATGGTTATTCTCCAATCATAGTGACATAGTCACTTGGTTAAACCAAAACCCTAAGAAGAGGTTTACCTCTTTAACTGCTCTGCAAAGAGCTTACAGCTTGGCTAATAAGCCAAAAGATGAACCAAAGGTTCAAGATGAGACAGAGTCTCAAACTACAGAAGATACTTCTTCTGAAGAGTCCAATGTTGGACAGTCTGTCAAAGAAGAACCGAAGGTTCAAAAGAAGCTTTCAGCTTCTGATGTAGCTTTTGAAGCTATACTAGCTTGTGATACCAATGGTATCTCAAAGAGTGACTTCATCAAAGCCCTTAAAGAGCAATTAGCTCTTTTAGAAGAAGATAACCTTAAGAAGGTAGCTTAACAGCTATCTTCTTTGTGAATGATAACTTTAACATTTAGAGATATAAATAATTAATACTTGAATACTTACGAAAGTATTAATTATTATATATATCTTAGGAGATAAACATGGCGAGACTTAAAAGAAAACTTTGGTGTAAAACTACTGTAAAGCGAAGCTTTGGTTCTAATTATAAACATAAACCATTACGAAGTAATTGGATTCAGATGGTCAAAGACCATGATGAGCCATTGGAAGTTTATGTTTCAAGAAAGAATGAACTTGAAACTAA